TTTTGCAGGTGTAAAAGGACAGGCTGACAGCAAACCAGTTTGGGTACAGGTACCTTGCATGGAGATGTGGAACGAGACTTGTCCTATTTTGGCCGAGGTCCGTCCCTGGTACAAAGATGAGTCACTAAAAGAAATGGCAAACAAATACTGGAAAAAGCGTTCATACCTGTTCCAGGGCTTTGTTCGTACCAACACACTCAAAGATGATGAAACACCCGAAAATCCAATTCGTCGTTTCATTATCAGCCCAAGCATTTTTAACATTGTTAAGAGTGCTATCCTGGATCCTGAACTTGAGGAAATGCCAACCGACTATCAGTGCGGTCTGGACTTCAAGATTACCAAGACCAAGAAGGGTGAATACGCAGACTATGGCACCAGTGCCTATGTGCGTAAGGAATCAGCATTAACTGCTGAAGAAACAGCAGCTATTGAGAAGTTTGGATTATATAATCTCGCAGACTTCTTGCCCAAGAAGCCTGGTGCTGCTGAACTAGCCTGTATCAAAGAAATGTTCGAAGCAAGCGTGGATGGTCAGCCCTACGACATGGAGCGTTGGGGTCAGTACTACAAACCAGCTGGTATGCGTGGCAGTGATGCCGTTACAGATGAGGATGCCGCACCAAAAGCAGCAGCTCGTCCAGTATTGGCCGCAGTCAAGACTACACCAGCACCAGAAGTATCTTCAGAACCCGTTGAGGAAGATGCACCAGAGGCCACAGCCCCTGTTACTAAGCCCTCAGGTTCAAGCCAAAGAGCTGAAGATATTTTGGCCATGATCCGCAACCGTACTAAAAAGTAAGTTGTGTCAACCAGGGGGTCAGAAATGACCCCCGCTTCGCTTTGTAAAGGACAATATAATGGCAAAACCATTCGACGTTTCAAAGTTTCGTAAAACTTTGACTAAAAGTATTGAAGGACTGAGCTTTGGATTTAATGATCCTACCGATTGGGTAAGCTCAGGCAATTATGCACTTAACTATCTGATCTCAGGTGACTTCCATCGTGGAGTACCTCTGGGCAAGGTTACAGTATTTGCAGGAGAATCAGGTTCTGGCAAGAGTTTTATTTGTTCAGGTAACCTGATCCGTAATGCACAAGAGCAGGGCATCTATGTCATCTTAATTGATAGCGAAAACGCTCTGGATGAATCCTGGCTCAAGGCACTTAATGTAGATACCTCAGAAGATAAATTACTTAAACTGAGTGTGGCTATGATTGACGATGTTGCTAAAATTATCAGCGACTTTGTCAAGGAATATAAAATACTCCCTGAAGCTGACAGACCCAAAGTACTGTTTGTAATTGACAGTTTGGGTATGATGTTGACACCAACCGATGTTGACCAGTTTGATAAAGGTGACATGAAGGGCGACATGGGTCGTAAGCCCAAGGCTCTGACAGCACTGGTTCGTAATTGTGTTAATATGTTTGGTAATTTAAACATTGGCATGGTTGCTACAAACCATACCTATGCCAGCCAGGATATGTTTGATCCTGACGATAAAATCTCAGGTGGACAGGGCTTTATCTATGCTAGCTCAATCGTTGTAGCTATGCGTAAACTCAAGCTCAAAGAGGACGAGGACGGCAACAAAGTATCTGATGTACTAGGTATCCGTTCAGCTTGTAAGATCATGAAGACTCGATATGCTAAACCTTTTGAGTCTGTACAGATCAAGATTCCCTATGAGACTGGTATGAATCCTTATTCAGGGTTACTAGATCTTTTTGAAAAGAAAGGTTTACTGACCAAGGACGGCAACAGACTTAAATACAACACCGCAGATGGTACAGAAATTAAACTGTTCCGCAAGGCTTGGGAAAGCAATGAGGATGGATGTTTGGATACCGTTATGTCTGACACTTCCAACAATCCACATCTGATGGATAAAAAGGCTGTAGAGGAGCAATAAGATGGTGGATTTAGAAACATTAGTTAATGTATATACGACCATGAAGGAGTATATACAGAGCAAGGATCGTCAGAGCGCAGCAGATCATATTATGTCTGAAATGGTTGATGTGTTAAGTGATGAAGATCTTACTGAGTTTGCTGCTGTGGATAGTTATCTGAAGCATGCCTACAAAGAGTATAATTTCGAAGAAGACGAACCTGACCTCGACGACGAAGAAGAATAACTTCTACTGTTCTCAGAAGTTTTGGTGGTTAAGTGTAGAGCCAGAACGCAGGACTATGATGTCCTGTTGTTCTGCGGCTGCAACCAAAATTAATCTAGATTGGTTAAAACAAAATTCAGGACAGTTATTTAATAATCCAGATTTAATCAGAGAACGCAATCAAATGCTACAGAACTTGCCTGTGGCTAGTTGTGAAGATACTTGCTGGAAAGCCGAAAGATCTGGACTACCTAGTCGTAGAACATTAAGTGGTTCTGATAAAGAAACACATATGGATACAAAGGCAAATCCAGAAGTATTACATATTACATTAGGTAGTGATTGTAATTTAACTTGTTCATATTGCTGTAAACAATACAGTACTTCCTGGATCAGAGACATTGCTACACATGGTCCTTACTTACCAGATGAACGATTTACTATTAACAACAATGACAAATTGGTACTTCAACTAGGACAAAAGGCTATAAAGGAATCCGACACCTATAAGTTTATTATGTCTGAGCTTAAGTATTTTAAAGGTGTTAAGCGTATAGAAATAACGGGTGGGGAACCATTTTTGTACAATGGTTTGGTAGACTTAGTTGTGGAATTTACTAACATATATAATGCATCAGTAGACATTTTTACTGGCCTTGGGGTCAATAATCAAAGACTAGCAAACATACTCAGGAAATTACCTAGCAGTACCACTTTTACTGTGAGTGCAGAAAATACTGGAAAGTTTTACGAGTTTAATAGATACGGCAATACCTGGGACAATTTTAGAAAGAATTTGGATTTGATCCAACAGTTTGATTATAAATTTTGTACAGTTATAAGTAATTTAACCATACACGATTATTACAATTTTAAAAAAATGTTAGGTACGCCCAAAGACATAAAAAATATATGCACAGATCCAGAATATTTAAGTCCTAATGTTTTAGATCCAGTTAGTAAAAATAATATCTATGCTGATACAGAAATTAATTTAGCTATACAAGCTCAGGTAGATCCACATACTAGGTCCAAAGCAGGAATTTATATTAAAGAATTTGCAAATAGAAGAAACTTAGATTTAACTATTTTTCCAGATAACTTTGTGAACTGGTTAAATGGCTAAATTTTTTCCTATTAAAACTGCAACAGCATGCCAACTTAAATGGACTTGGAGCAGCATATATTTGTACAACGGAACAACCAACAGTTGTCACAGAGTACAAACTTCCAGACTTAATACTGAAACATTTATGGATTTTCATAATACTCCTAAAAAACTTTCAGACAGAGAGGCTATGCTTAATGGTCAATGGCCAGATAAGGATTGTGAATACTGTAAAAAAATAGAAGATGCAGGCGGAATAAGTGATAGACTATTTCATTTAAATATCCCAGATATGTATCCTCCAGAACTGGACAACAACGCAGAGCTTACAACAGTAACACCTAAAATTGTAGAAGTTTACTTTGACAATACCTGTAATTTGGCTTGTGTTTATTGTAACAGTTTATATAGCAGCAAAATACAACAAGAGAATAACAAGTTTGGCAGATATGATTTAGAAGGATTAGTCATAGAAAATAGTCATACTAAACATGAGCAGTTTAATGAACTAACAGAGCAATTTTGGTTGTGGATGGACAAAAATTATACATCCATAAAGAGACTGCAGGTTTTAGGTGGCGAACCATTTTATCAAACACAATTTGACAGATGCCTAGACTTCCTTCAGAATAATACTAATAAAGATCTAGAATTTAATATAGTAAGCAATCTCATGCTAACCACGGATAGGTTACAGAACTATATAGAAAAAATAAAGTCGTTACTAGTAACTAGAAAAATTGGCAGATTAGATTTGACTGCTAGCATTGATTGCTGGGGACCTGAACAAGAATATGTACGGTATGGGTTAAATCTAGAACAATGGAAAAAGAATTTTGAATACTTAGCCAACCAAAAATGGATAACATTAAACATCAATCAAGTAGTTTCGGTTTTAACTATCCCTAGTATGGTTCCTCTAATCAATTACATAAATGAAATTAGAAAACAAAGATATGTGGGCCATTACATAATTAAATCCACAATACCTTCATTTTTAGATCCTGATATATTAGGTAGCTTTTATGAACCATACTTTAAACAAATTTTGGATGCTATGCCTGAACAGACCTGGCAGCAAAGAGAAATTAAAGAATATATGAACGGCATAAGATTGCAAATAGTAAATAATCCTGTTGACCCAACAGAACTACATAAGTTAAAATTGTACTTAAATGAAATAGATAGACGCAGAAACCTTAACTGGAAAATGACTTTTCCCTGGCTACAGAAAGCATTAGATGTGGTACGATAAAATTACTTCAGATCTAAGTGTAATACCAGACTTTATACAATATTACAATACTGAACTGGAACAGGCCAAACGCGACACTAGTATTAAAGGTCGTGTTGAACAATCATTGTCAAAATTGCCTGGCGTAACTGAAGAACGATTTAATCAGTTACAGGAAATTGAAGCAGTATTAAATTTACTAAATATTCAACTCAGAAAAATACGCCGTAAATACTTTCAGAAGTATCTAGAAACTTACAACCGAGCACTGACAAGCCGCGATGCTGAAAAGTATGTGGATGGCGAGGATGAAGTCATAGACTTTGAGACCATCATTAATGAGGTGGCCCTGCTCAGAAATAAATGGTTAGGAATCCTAAAAGGACTTGAAAGCAAGAACTTTATGCTAGGACACTTAACCAGACTAAAATGTGCAGGCATGGAGGATTACACGATATAAAATGACTTATGGTGATCTAGAGACTGTAATGACAGATTGGGATAGCTGGAAATCCAATCTAAAACGAATTTACAAAGGCATAGACACTGACAGTTTATATGCCTGCCTGGACGCCGAAGAACAAATATCAGGTAAACTTAACATTCTCAGAAGCGCCATCTGGGATCAGAACGAAGAACTTATTAATACCCTGTACCCAGAAATAATAAACATTATAGATAAGCACAAACAAGACATTATAGTAAACATACTCAAGCGTGAACCACATACCCTATCCCATAGACAATCATCCCATAGCTAAACACTTGTTTAGTTACTTAGAGGATTATGATGATCTCATGGACAGCGTAACTATGATTGCAGACATGGGATGTGGTCCAGGCAACGATATATTTCATTTTGCTAACTTAAAAACACCCGAAGGCACGTCCAGAAATATTAAGTGTTTGGGCATAGATAAAGACATAAAACAATTCAGACCAGGTACACCCAGAAATCTTAAACTCATACAAGCAGATTTTGAAACTGTTAAGTTGCCTCAGAATGCAGATATAATCTGGAGTTTTGATGCCTTGAGTTATACACCATCACCATTAACAGCATTGCGTAATTTTGCCAACAATCTGCACGACTCGGGTATGTTGTTTATAACAGTACCACAATATACCAGCATTGTGGATAACAGGCTGATTACTGTTTGCCTGGATAATACTCTGCATGATTTCAATATTTGTAATTTAATTTATATGCTAGCTCTGGCCGGCTTCGATACACAAGACGGCTTTTATTATAAACAACCCAATATTCCATTTATTACTGCGGCGGTATACAAGTCAGAAGCTGGTCCTCTGGACACTACTACTAACTGGTACAATCTTATGGAACAAGGATTACTACCACGATTTGTTGCTGAATGTGTAAATGCATTTGGTTACCCCATAGCACAAAAAATAATACTAAAATGGCTAGACGGTCGTCTTATAGATTTTAGCCAAGTCTAGGTCTTAGATACTGCCAGACTCTGGGCAGTTCAGATTCAAACCATTCTGTTTTAGCAATTACTTCGGGCGTATAATTAGCCAAACTGCTAATGTCAGCTCTGACATTCAGTCCCATCATTTTAGCTTCTATACCTGATCCTGAGTTATGGTTTATAACAGTACCATAATTTTGTGCAATCTCTCGGAAGTCAGTGTCATCGTCATCTGTAAACTGTGGGCGTATGATGTTGTATCCTGGTAAGTCTACAATGCTTCTAAATCTGGGATGTAGCCTTATGGTGACCTGATCTTTATGTAGGCCTTGTATGACATTACGGACCCAGACCTGACTGCTAGCCATGCCTTCCCAGAGTAAACTTCGTTCATTCTGACAACACACCAGTATCTGATCTGATTTAGTAGTTCTGGGACTAAAAGTTTTTAAAATAGCTCCACGATCCAGATCTAGGTCCAGAGCATGAATACCACAGGCGTTGATGTTATTGATGCAGAGTTTAAAAGTTTTATTTCGTATAAGATTGCCTGTTTCTAATATGATAACGGGCTTACCTTGTTTGCGATATTCGTAGTAAATTCTTTTATTAGCTTCCATTCTGCCTGACCAGAGTACACTCCAGATTATAGCAGCATCAGCATCCAGACTGTCTGTAACGACATCGTCCAGTTCTGAAACCAGGCTGGTAAAGTTAGCGTAAATACTTTTGCCTGCAATACTAACATTTTGTGGGAAAATAGAAAACTTCATACTGGTATTTAATGAAATTATATTACCCACCAAATTCTACAAGTAAAGCCTGCTTAGTGTTAGACGCTCTGAAGGACTATCACAAAGCCACAGTCATATCAGATCAGACCTATGTACCAGGACAGGGCGTTTTCTGGGGCCTGGCTAACAACAATTTTAACATAATAAAACAGCATCAGACACGGGGTCAGAGTTGGATTTTTACAGATATGCCCTACTGGGGCCGTTGGATGCCAGATGCTGATAATAGCAATGCTTATTGGCGCATAATTCCCAATGCACTACATTGTAACTGGTTAGGCAAATACGATAATACCCGAGCTAAAAAAATAGGCCTAGAGCTTAAAGAATGGCGTACCAAGGGTGACTATATTCTAGTATGTCCTAGTAGCCCAACCATGGAACGATTCCTGGGCGAGGAAAATTGGTTACAACGCACACTAATAGAACTAAACAAACACACCGACAGACTTATCATGGTCAGACAAAAGCCACGCAATGGTAAAACATCAGGACCCGCTGCTGCTACAGTAGCTCTGGAACATGATTTAGCAAATGCCTATGCTGTAGTTACTCTGACTAGTATTGTGGCAGTAGAAGCAGTTTGTGCAGGTATTCCTAGTTTTACACATCTGAGCAGTCCAGCAGCACCAGTAAGTAATTTCAATTTAGCCGACATAGAAAATCCTCGGAGAATAGATCGCCAGACCTGGGTAAATACTCTGGCCAATCATCAGTATACCACAGATGAAATTAGGCGTGGAGAGCATACACACATATTATGAAAGTTTTAGGCCTAAGCTGCGGTTATCACGATGCCGCTGTAAGTTATATCAATGACTCTGAAATATTGTTTGCTAGTCATTCTGAACGATTTAGTAAACACAAACACGATGCCTATATAGGCAATGGCATCCTGAGTCAGGCATTACAGCATGGACTACCAGACCTCATTGCCTATTATGAGAAGCCCTGGCTTAAAAAGACCAGACTAATGTATGCTGCTCAATGGGAAGATTTTAAATTAAGTCCCTGGACTGTCAAGGGTGCCCTACAACAATATATACCTGGTTTAGATCCTGGATTGCGTAAAATACCTGTAGTAAGTTTTAATCATCACCTCAGTCATGCAGCAGCAGGATTTCAAACAAGCCCGTTTAATAGTGCAGTTGTACTCATAGTAGATGCCATAGGTGAATGGCAAACCATTAGTGCATATGAAGCTCATTATACTGAAACTGGTACAGCCAAATACAAATTATTGTTTGATAAAAAGTATCCACACAGTCTAGGATTGTTTTATACGGCCATGACTCAACATGTAGGATTAAAGCCTCTGGATGAAGAATACATTATGATGGGTATGGCTGCTTATGGTAAACCCATAGTGTTTGACGAGATGTGCCAGGATAGCTGGATAGATATTGACAACATTATAGCCAGATATAATCATCACATAGGCACTCAGGTAGATTATATTAAAAACACTCATCCAGCTGACATAGCAGCTAGTGCTCAGGGTGTTCTGGAAGAAGCATTGCGCTCGGTGTTGTTTAAATTAAGTAGCATTACCAAAAGCCGTAATTTAGTCTATGGTGGTGGTGTGGCATTAAATTGTTTGGCTAATAGATTTTTAGGTGAATATTTCCCCAATGTTTGGATCATGCCAAACCCAGGAGATGCTGGTAGTAGTTTAGGTGCTTGTGCATTGGCATTTGGTAAAAAATTAAACTGGACTGATGCCTATCTGGGTGCTGATATACCTGGTGCTTATCCAGTTGACAAAGCTCTGGAAATACTGTTAAATGAAGGTATTGTTGGCGTAGCTTCAGGCAGAGCAGAGTTTGGCCCCAGAGCGTTAGGTAATCGTAGTTTGCTTGCAGACCCTCGCGACAAGACCATCAAGGACAGGGTAAATGACATCAAGCACAGACAAAAATACAGACCTTTCGCCCCAGCAATACTTTCTGAAGTGGCTTCTGAGTACTTTGATTTCCGCCCTGGGTGGAATTCTAGTCCTTATATGCAGTCAGTCGCTAAGTGTAAGTCTCCTAGCGATTTCCCTGCTATATGTCATCATGATGGCACCAGTAGAGTACAAACGGTGGCAAAAGATTGTGGATCAGGACTAAGACAATTACTTGAAGCCTGGTACGCCAAAACAGGCTGTCCCATGCTTTTAAACACCAGCCTCAACATTAGGGGCGAACCCATGGTCAACGACCTAAACGATGCTCAGAGATTTAGTACAATGTATAATACGAAGGTAGTTTCATAATGTGTGGTATTCATGGGTTCCTCTGGAACAATCAACAACAAATAGATGAAATGATTCGGATAGCCCACCATCGCGGCCCTGATGGTAATGGTTCCTGGTCAGACCAAAACATAACTCTGGGCCATAATCTCTTAAGCATCGTAGATGAAGTAACACCTAGCACTCAGCCCTGGATACATAATAATCTAGTCCTGGTGTACAATGGCGAAATATACAATTACAAAGAACTTAGGGCAACTATTAACTATGAGTTCAAAACTAATACCGATACCGAAGTATTAGCAGCAGGACTAGAACAATATGGTACAGAGTTTTTATACCGGTTAGACGGTATGTTTGCATTTGCCTGCTACAACACGGTTACTAAAAAGCTCTTGTTGGCTCGGGACAGCAATGGTGCAAAGCCCTTGTACTACGGTCATTTAAACCATAAATTATGTTTTAGCTCAGAGATTAAAAGCCTGCTTAGTTTGGGATTTGAGCGCAAAGTATCCAAGGAAGGATTCAAGCATTACTATTATGCTGGATTAACCACAGGTTATATAACTCTGTTTAAAGACATATATCGTCTAGTGCCAGGAGAAATTGTAGAATATGACACTCAGACAAGTCGTCAGATATCGAAGGCTAACATAAATGATAGGCCTCTGGAACCCTATGCCGGTTCTGCTAACGATTTACCTGAACTGTTAAGGGTCAATCTTACCAAAGCTACAGAAATGACGCTCATGGGCCGCAGAGAGGTAGGATTGTTTTTAAGCGGAGGCATGGATAGTTCCAGTGTATTGTATGCCATGACTGCTAGACTAAAGAAACAGCCTAAAACATTTAGTACAAGATTTGATGCTCCAATCCATAGCAAACTCAACGAAGATGCAGACATAGCTCTGCAACTATCACAGCACTTTAACACTCAACACGCAGAATGTTTTTTTACTGAACAAGACTGGGTAGACAACATAGAAAAAACTATCAGGGCCTTGGAAGAACCCAGACAGGGTCGTAGTTTCCCAGCCTATTATCTGACCAATAAACTACTAAGCGACTCTGGTATTACAGTAACTCTGAGTGGCGATGGTGGAGACGAATTGTTAGTGGGTTACAAACAATACCTGC